ACTATTAGAGAAACATTAGAAATAATTGACGAACAGTCACTACTTGAAGAAATTCTCTCCGAAGAAATGTCTACAACTACTTTGAAAAAAGTAGTTGGTAAGGCAGAAAAAGGTGTTGCTATGGATGGTATTGCTTATAAAAAGCTGCTAGGGTTAAAAGGTGAAAGTGACTACCCTGATTTAAAACAGTGGAGAGAAAAACATGACACATTAGCAGGTGAAGCAACTGCTATTAGAAGAAAATTGCTTGGAACAGGCAAAAGAGCTTTAGAGGGAATGTCTGATTCTGATAAAGCTAAAACAGCTTTAAGAGAACTTGCTTCTAAACTTACTTCATTAAAAGCATTAAGACGACAAATTGATAGAAGCATTGCTAAAGCAGCAGGTAGATCATCTTCAGCTAAAAAAGATGAAGTTGTAAGAAAAGTTACTAAAGAGCAAGAAGTAGAAAAAGATGCTAAATCAGCAGAAAAATTAGACAAAGCAACTGAAAAGAAAAGAAAATTTAAGGCAGCTACAAAAGCTAGGCTAGCTAACTTTAGAGGTTAATCATGGAAAATATAATGAACGAAGACACAATGTTTTTAGAAGATTTCAATTATATTGAAAACTATGATCTCTTTGAAAGTGAGGACAACGGTGAAAAGAAATATATTCTAAGGGGAGTTTTTTCAAGGGTAGATCATCCAAATAAAAATAAAAGAATTTATTCCAGATCAGTAATGGAAGAATGTTTAAATGAAATTTCTAATACAATTACTAATAGAGGTTTGGTAGGTGAGTTAGATCATCCACCTTCTCCAAAAATTAATGTAAAGGGTATTTCACATGTAATAACAAAATTATCAATAGCACCAGATGGTGCAGTTTTAGGTGAAGCAGAAGCTTTAAATACTGAGGCAGGAAGAACATTAAGAGAATTAATGGAAGCTAAAGTAAGACTAGGAGTTTCTACTAGAGGATTGGGCGGAGTTGTACCTTATAGTGGCCCATTGGTTAGAGAAGGTTCAGGGGCAAATTATGTTTCTGTTAAGCCTGGATATAAAATGAAAGCTATTGATATTGTTTTTGATCCATCACAAGATGCTTTTCCAGAATATGTAAGAGAAGATACTGAAATTGAAAAAGTAACTCTTGGTTCTACCATTAATTTTAGAAAAGTTTGGAACGACGCTTTTGGAATATAGGGAGATAAAACATGAATATAAAAAATGATATATTATATATATCTGGAAATAAAACTAGAGAAGAAGTAATCAATGAAAGTTCAGAATTATATAATTGTAATCTTTGTGGCAAAACTTTTAAAGATAAAAAAAAGTATAACGATCACTTAGATAGAAAGAATAAAGGTAAGAAATTTTACTGCAAAGGAATGACAGAAAACACCGAAGAAGAAAGAGAAGCTCTTGAAGAAGGTGTTATGATATTGAAAAACAGTAAGAGAATTGATAAATTAATTACAGATATAAAAGGAGCAAGAACAAAAGAAAGTTCTAATTATGGTCCTGAAGTATTAAAAGTTGTTGCTAGATTAGAAAAAGTAAAAGAATTTGCAGTAGCAGTAGAAGAAGCTTTTAGTGATGCAGTTAAAAATAAAGATATTAAAAGAGCTAAAGAACTTAAAGTAGCTTATAATAATTATATGAAAAATTATAGCTCATTAAAAACTCTGATAGATGGAAGAACTACTAAACGAGCATTATCAAGTTTAGGTGTTGTATTAGGAGCTTCTGGACTTGCTTTAGCATATTCTACACTACAAAAGCTTGGACCACAAATGCAACAATATCAAACTGCTATAAGAAATGTTTCTGGTGATAGAGCTGAAGTATTAAAGGGAGTTATAGAAGCTAATAAATTATTGGCTAGAAGTGGATTTGCCGCTGCTCTTACAGGATCATTAACATCCATAACCAATGGAATGAAGTTAATTAGAGGTAAAAGTAAAACTTTTGGCAAAGCTAAAAAAGCTTTAGATAAAGACGAAATAGTTTATAATTAAAGACAAACGGGGCAAAAAGCCCCGTTTTTTTGTTGTTGCAAAGGTATTATTATAAGACAATCCTTTAACAAAAGGACCCCACCTAATGTCATATATTAAATACAATCAGAAAAATTATTAATTGGAGGAACCGTAATGGCTGAAAATACAGAAAATATTCTAGAAATGGATCTTAGTCCAGAATCAGAAACTTTTCTTAGAGAAAGATTAGAATCTTGGAAAGAAGAAGTAACTGCTAGTTTAATGGAAGAAGTAGAAGAAGATAAAGAAAGGATTACTCAAGAACTTGAAGAAAGTAATATCGAATACAGGGAACAGCTTAAGGAAGAATTTGCTGGCAAGATGCTTGACGCTTTGAAAGAAGCTAAAGACATTATTAGAGCAGAAGTACTTGCAGAAGTTTATGAAACTAATCCAGAACTTCAGACACTTGAAAGTATTAAAGAATTGATCGCACCAACTCTTGACGAATCTTATCTTGGAAATACTTACGCAAATGAAATTCAAACTCTTCAAGAAAGAGTTGAGGAATTAGAAGAAGAAGCAAGTCTTAATGAAGGCGCACAAAGACTCGCTGAATTGATCGCACCTTATTCTGAAAAAACACAGAATATAATTATTCAATTAGTTAATGAAGGCGGACCAGACGAAGTTACAGAACAATTCTATAAAATCATTGAAAGTCTTGAAGGAAGTGATGATGAAGAAATGGAAGAAGACGATGATGATGAAGAAGAAGAAGATGATGAAGAAGAAGATGAAACTGATGAAGACGAAACCGAAGACGATGATGAAGAAGATGAAGATGAAGAAGATGAAGATGAAGAAGAAGATGAATCAACTGAAGAAGGTTTTGAAACTTATATCAATGAAGGAACTGAAGGAGAAGAATTAGACGAAGAAACAGAAACACCTAAACCTAATTCTCTTAGAGAAGCTATTAGAAAAATGTCACAATTTTAAGATAGCATTTAAGAAAATTCTATAATATATATGAAAATAACAACCCTTAACACATAAGAGTTGTTATTTTTTTTGATTATACATAAAGCTACAAAAAAGTGGTATATGTAAAGGTAAGATTGAACCAAAAATATCCAATGGAGGAATAAAAAATGCCTTATGCAAATAAAGATAAAATTCGACAAGAAGAAAGCAATCTTATCGAAAGATGGAATTGGTTAACAGAAAGTATTGAAGACTATGATGAAAAATTTAACACATCATTAGTTCTTGAAAGCTCATATGATACAATGTTAGCAAATGGTCAGGTATCTGAAGGATGGCTAGAGTCAAATATTCTTAATGAAAATGACGAAGAATTGAACGAAGCACCTACAGTATCTACTGATACTGGATCGAACTTGATACCTAGAGTTCTTTTCCCAATAATTAGACGTGTATATCCTACACTTATTGCTAATCAGCTTGTATCCGTACAACCTATTCAAGCAAGAACTGGCGTAATCTATTACGTTAAATACGATTTTACTAATACAAAAGGTGGAATCACATCTGGTGACGAATACACTGGTGCAATTCAGCAAGGATCTCCTGCGTTTGCTTCTATGTATACCAGTGAAAAAATCGGTCCTTTCACAGACACAATTGAAGCAAATGGAGCGGATACTATTTATGCTGCTGGAACAAAAATTACTACTTTCTTAGGAACTACTAGTGCTGATTTTACAATTAAAGACATCGAAGTTTATAACAATGCCACTGGTGCAAAATATACAACTTCAATGCAAACAAAAGGAGATAGTACTCCTACATGGACTGACACTTATAACACCTACTATAACTGTACTAATGGATCAGTTTATCTTAGAGATGTTGGTGATTCTATTGCACCTTGGGCTGCTGCCGCAGAAGTAACAATCTTCGTTGTTTATAATCAAGAAGGATCTAACGATATTCCTGAAATGGAATTCTCAATCGGTAGTGAAACTGTTGAAACAACTGAAAGAAAGTTGAAAGTAAGATGGACAAAAGAAGCCGAACAAGACATGAGATCTTATCACAAGATCGATGTAGAAGGCGAATTAGTTAAAATCGCTTCTATGGAAATGAATTATGAAATAGACAGAGAGGTTATCACTTTTATCGGTGATCAAGTACAATCTAGTCTTTCATTCATTCATGACTGGACAGCTGACTCTCCTAACACTGGAAACAATGCATCAGGAAACTTTCTTGATAGACACAGAGCTTTGGCTCAGAAAATTTATCAAGTTTCTGCTAAAATTGCTTCTTATAACAGACAGGGACCTGCATCATGGGTTGTTGTATCACCTCAAGTTGCAGCTATTCTTACTATGCTTCCTGACTTTAAAGGCGAAATCTCTGGTGGAACATTCAACGTATTTGAAGCTGGAAAACTTGGAAGTGGCTTAAAAGTATTCGTAGATCCTAATAGATCTGGCGCTCTCGCAAACGAAATGCTTCTTGGTTACAAATCAAACAATACTACTTACGGAGCTGGCGTTGTATATGCACCATACGTAAACTGGGTATCAGGTATGGTAACAGATCCTGACAACTTCAATAGTGTTAGAGGATTTTTCTCAAGGTACGCTCTTCATAAAGTCGTAAGAGGACAATGGCACTACGGAAAAGTTAACTTGCTTAACTACGGAATCTAAAATTAAGTTTAACTTAATAATAATGAAACCCACCAATTTGGTGGGTTTTTTATTTGTTTTTTTTAATCCATTCAGTTCTGAATAGACAAGCATTGTTATCTATCCATTTATTAATAATTCTATTACTAATTTCTGTATCATTGGTAATAGAGTCACCTATTTCTTTAACCATAAATTCTTTTATTTTTAATATTTCGTCATGAATAAACCTAGGTTGGTCCTCCCTACTTATATCACAAACAGAGGTATAATCTGGACAATCGAAGCAATTATTGCTTAGGCACTTTTTTAAATATTTCATAATTATATTACAATTATCTTTACTATGTCAATTATCTTTACTATGTCAAACATTCTTTTCTTTTCATTGATCTTTAATTATGTCTAATGTGTATTTAATCACACCTTTATAATCAAGATTGTGTATAATTTTAATTATAACTAATTCTTCTTCTATTTCATCTAAATTATCTAATGCATCCATATTGTCTAATGTAATTGTTTCAATGCCTTCATTTATTTTTTTAATTGTATCGAATATAACAAGATCCCAATTATCTTTAGAAGAATCATCAGGATTATCTACAATACAAACAGGTAAAATTTTATAACCATCAGGAATGATACACCCTTCAAAATCTTCATAGTTATTCTTTATGAAATCCACAAGTATATCAAACTGTTTATAGTTATAGTGAGGAAGTTTAATAAGATGTTCCTTATTTCTTTTTGATAACAATATTTCTTTTTTGCCCATTATTATTTATCCTCAAATAACATAAATATTTTTCCTATTTTTTGTCTTGTTCCTTTGAACTTTACTTCATCGATATGTATTAAGTCATATAATATTAAACCTCTCGTGCCTACTGGACACAAGAATACCGCATCATCATCATTAAGAATATTATTGTCTGTAAGATACTGCAATCTATTTTTAAGATTTTTAACAGTCATTATTTTTTCTCCTATGCAATTATAACATTTTTTATATTTTTAATCAAGTTTATTGTTTGTATATAATACTTTTCATATCTTTAGGAATACTGTCTGACTTTCTTGTAAAAAACAAAATATTTTCCATGCTATCTTTGTAAATACCAAGTTGTGATTTTCTTAAATCTCTATAAAAATATCCATCAGTTAATACAATAACAAATGGTAAATCTTTTTTATTGTTTGTTGTGAACTTAACTCCATTTTCATTTATAAAATATCTATTATTTTTTTCTTTAAATACATCAGTGAAATAATCAAATATACAATGAGGGCTAGTTCCGCCTCCACCTTTTTGTTCGAATGTTTTCCAATCACCTTTGTTATATTTTTTTATTCCTTCATTTATTTCTGTATCCCATTGTAACGATAGAACTTGACCTTCTTTTTTAAAGTCTAACCATTTAGAAATTGTTTCTATCTCTCCAAAAAATCTAGCATTTTCTCTCTTATCATAAAATATACTTCCACTAGTATCTATAGCAATGATGATATATTTTTGTTTATTTGAAATTTCTTCTATAGTATGCTTACAAAGTATGCCATATCTACTCTTGGGATTCCAAGGATATGTCATAAAACTTGGCCTTCTTGTTTTTAAGCTTCCATCATTAGAATAGAATATATTCAAATTTTTATGAATTTCTTTTCTCCAGTCGGTCTTTGACTTATAGATTTCTTTAATCATTTTAAAAAAATTTCCACAAGTATTTCCTGCTGAACTATCAGAATTATTTTGTGCTATCTCCTTTGCTTGTTCGTATAGTTTCTTAACAAGAGTTTCTTGCTCTATAGAAGCTTCTTCATCATAATCTAAATGAGTGTCTGTAGTTTTTAATTCTATAAAATCTTTATCAACAGGAATACCCAAGTCAGCAGCATCTTTCTCTGTAATTTGTACGGTAATTATGTCGTCTTTAGAAATAGATATACTATCATTTGTTTTTGTACTACCCTCTTCTTTTTTAGAGTAATTAATATCAGCAGATTTTATTCCATTACGAACGACCATTCCGGTATTTCCGTCTTTATCTATTATTATTCTACCTACTTTGATTAGATCATTCTTATCTATTTCACTCTTTTCATTATCCTTTAACCAATTATAAACTATTCTTGTAGTTGCTTTATCTTTTATGTTAGTATGCTTATACTCTTCTATAAATTCTTCAGGAAGATAAGCACCATATGGAGGTGCTTTTGGATATATTTTAGTACTATTATTTCGTGAGCTTTTAAAAGATTCACTTATCTCGTAGTTAATTACACAATCTTCTGCTACATTAAGCCTGTATGGATTTTCTTGAAACAAATCTCTATATCTTTGAAGATGCTTCTTAAATATATGATAAGATTCATGTATTATAATAAAGTACATTTCTTCAATAGATAATTTAACTAACTCATCATTATAATAAAATTTTATCCTACCATCCTTAACCATAACTCCAGCAGGACTTAACTTTGGCAAAAATTTCTCTTCTTCATCATATATAAAATCTGAATTAACAATAAATAAATAAATTAGAGGTTCTTTATTTTGTAAAAATAATGCTAGCTTGCCTATTATTTCTGGTCTATCAGTTGTCACTTAGCTAACCTTTTTTCCTTTTTTTTTAATATCAATTAGCTCTTCTTTCGCAGTAAAATACATATCACCAGAGATATCTCTATACTTTTTTGATATAGAAGTAAACATAGTATCATATTCTTTTGATACTTTATTTTTTGAATTCTTTATAATATAAGCGAATACTGATAGATCTTCTCCTGATATACCTGCATCTTCGATAAAAGAACTTACGCATACAGATTTTAACTTAATATCTTCTGTATCATTCATTGCATTAATTGCATATCCACAGCTTATTAATAAATATAATGCTATTCCAAGTCTATCTTGAAGTGCTCTAGCTCGCTCTCTTATTTCAGGTTCTCTATATTTATATAAAATATCATCAGCAGTTAATCTATTCTCTGCAAAATATTTGTATCTTGAGATTACTTCTTCTACAATTCTATTGCCATCTAATCCAAATTCAAGAACTTGATTACCAAAAAATTTAATTTGATTGTTTGGATCATTAAAGAACAGTTCAAATGAACTATTTTTATTTTCAGTAGTAGCTTCCGATAAATTATCATAGAATGAATGATCAGTTGTATTGTACTCATAAATTGCATCTAAAAGCATATTATCAGAAATTAATGTCCAAGAACGAGGAGAGGCAGTTCTTTCTCCACCTCCCTCGTCTGGACGAAATGATATTGGAATAAGAAAGGGTGACTTATTCCCATCATTTGACATCTTATCCATTATGTAATACATAATAATTGGAGCTATCCTAGAAGATAGTTCTATATTCATGTTTCCTTTATTAAACTTAATTGGTTTATTAGCAAAATTCTCAAGCCAACTAATTGCATTATAATCAAGTAGCACTGCTCTATGAAAACGTTCTGATGTGGCAATATCCATTTGATTTACAAGATTTAAGTTCTCTGTATTCTCTTGTGTCTTAAAGTTTCCTGAACCTACTATAACAGTTTTCTTTGGAAGACGGTATCTTTCTGATTTACCTGTTTCTTTGTTATAATCAGCAGCTCCTCCAATTTCTCCAGTTAATACCAAATTCATTACCGCCGCCATTTTATCACTGTCAGCTTTGTTGAACTCATCAAGATGTAAAACCCAAGTTTTATCATCATTAGATGGAGGAAGAACCGTAGGATGTGCCAACCTAACTACTTTATTATAAGTCTCATCGTCTTCAAGATATGGAAATCCTTCAAATTCTTCTATTGGAATTTTTTGAATTTCAAGTTTGTGATACACACAGTTATTTCTTTCTGCTATTTCTTTTACTAATTCCGATTTTCCAACACCTGTTGGTCCATAAATAAATAAAGAATGAAAGTTCTCAAAAGTTAATCCCTGTTCTGTTAGGTTAATCAATCTTTCAAGTTCTGTTTCTAATTCTTTATAGTTTACTTCTGCATTTTTTAACTTTATTTTCTTTTCTTTATCTATTGTAAAGTTTCTAAAACTTTCATCTATCTTCTTTTGAATCTTTAAAGTAGCACTGTTTTTCATATTTTTTCCTTTTTCTATTTATAATATTATAACATTTTTTTATTTTTTAATTAAATTTACTATACATTTTTCTCTAATTTTCCTCAAGGTATTCAGTAAAGATAAATAATAGATATGAATAGAACAATAACGATCCATCAATCAGACAAAACAAAGAAGATAATAGAAAAAAAAGAAGATATGACTTGTGAGGTAGAAATAAAATATGAAGGCATATTTGAAGGAAGAATTACCTCTATATCTTCTAGTGGAAAATACGAAATCTTATTAACAAAACAAATTGAGGTTAAATAATGTCATTTACAGAAAGATTTAATCAAATAACATACAGTGATGCAGATTCATTTTATGGAGATACAACAGGTAGAATTGAATTAAAAGGGTATCAAGATGATTTAAAACTACTAACATCATTTGATAGCACAATTAATGCTGATTATGCTTATGGAACTACAACAGCAACATCAGGTGATACAGTACTAATAGAAAATTTTGGAGTATTTGGACAACATCTATTAACAAAAAATAGTGGTTATGTCAGATATGATATGACTAACTTTGAGGGACTAACTTCAATTGGTTCTGTTAAATTTAGATTAAAGCCAAACTTTTCATCAGTACCAGCAATGGATACAGAACTAATTAGTTTTTATAATGGAAGTGATAGTGTAAATAGAATATCATTAATTCATGATACTAGTTCCAATATTATTCTTAATATGTACGATGATGCTGGCGATACTCAAGTAAATGCTACACTAGGAGCTTTTACTGGATATGATAATGATTGGCATGCTTTTGAGTTTAGCTGGAATGAATCTTTAGCACAGTTATTTATTGATGGCGTTCAAATTGGATTAACAGTAACTGGATTTACAAGAGGAGATAGTTGCTATTTATTTGTTCAAGGTAGCGGAGATAGTAGCGATACTTATGGTTTTGATGAACTACAAGTATACAATACATATCAAAATAATTCAGCTTATACAGTATCATCAGATGCACTACAAAAATATGATGATACAGATCCTTATATTGATATAAACTTTGGAACAGGATTTACTGAAGCTGAAGTAACAGACATGAACATAACTTCTCATGCAGAAACTCATTATGTAGTTAAAATTGGTGCCTCTTGGTATTACTATTTAGCTGGTAGCTGGAGAACATCTGATGGTAGTTATTCACAAAGTAATACACCATCTATTATGGAAACTAAATTTGCTGATTTAACATTCAATGAAGAGGCAGAATTAATCATAAGAGTATATTTTCATTCAGATGGACAAGAACTAATATGGCTAGATGAAATAGAGATAGTAGTAGAAACAGGCGCAGCTTCAACAGCAGCTATAACAGGATCTATTGCAATAACTACACTTGATTTAACTTCATTGTATAATGTAGTAATAACTACAAATTCAGGAAGTGGCGAAGTTAATTTAGCGGCAGGAGCTGGTGATACCAGTGCTGTTACATTAGCAGAAATTAAAGCTGCGATAGATGCAGCAGAAGTTCCAGGATTAGCAGAAGCAAGTGATGATGGAAGCGGACATTTAGTTCTTCAATCAGCATCTACAGGAACAACTGCTACAATAGAAATTGACAACGGAACCACTAGTGATGCTCTTTCTTTAGTATGGGGGTATGAAGCAGATGATACGGGCGAAGCCGCTACAGGGACGACAGTAGATTATACAGAGCTGTTTAGATACATTAGAGGGAAGCTTGGAGAGCCACAAATTCCTGCTGAAATTACCGATGAACAGCTAGAAGATTGTCTATCAGATGCTATTTATCAATATAATAGAAGAAAAAACTTTGAAGAAGAAGTTTTATATACAACATTAGATGGCGATGCTCATGATGGATATACAATACCAGCTATAATTGGTGGTAGTGATAATATTATAGAGATAATAATGTCTCCAAGATATCCATTCTCTTATTACGCAGGACGAACTGACCTAATTAGTAATCTTTATGTTCAATCATTGTTTAAAAAATATGGTTCTGGATTTAGCAGTATGCTTACAGATTACTATGTTACAATAACAACAGAAGAAGATATCAATGTAATATTAGGAACTCAAGTTAAATGGGAAATCATTGGTGGAAAATTAAAGATATGGCCTGCTCCAACTAATATGAATATTGCTATTAAATATAGAGGAACTTTAAGCGCAGAAGAAATAGTAAGTAACTATTGGATTAGAAAATTAGTATTAGCAGAATCAAAAATAGTATTAGGAAATATACGTTCTACTTTTAAGTCAGGTATTCCTGGAGGTACAGAGATGATGCAGTTGAATGGAGAAGACCTTAAACAAGAAGGTACAACAGAAAGACAAGAAATACTAGCTGAATTAGTAAAGAATCAAGAACCACTTTTTCTTTCATTTTTTTGATGTATTGGAGTTATTAGAGATATTATCACTTCCATCTTTAGGTCTTGATATATTACATAAACCACATACAAATCTAACATTCTCCATTAAATGTTTTCCACCTACATTTAATGGAGTTATGTGATCTAATTGTTTTTGCTGTGGATGATATGGAAGATTTATATCTATCATTTCAACTCCACACAAAGGACAAATACTACTACTTTCCCTTAATTCATTAAGCCATTCATTAGTGATATCAGTTTCTTTACACTTCGCCCTTCTTTTATGCCTATGGTTAGCATCAATAGATTTAAATTCACCATTTTCTCTTCTCTCTTTAATTCTATCAGCATATTGTTCTTTATGAGAGTGATAATAATCATGAGATTGTTGTTTTCTTTTTTCTGTATTATTTAGATAATTTTGTTTCCCCCACTCTAAATAATGTTCTTTATTTTGTTCATAACATTTCTTTTGAGATAATTTTACTTTTCCTGGATTTTTATCTCTATAATCTTTTTGATATATTAATTTATTTTCTTTATTATTTTCATAGTGCTTATCAGCATCTTTTTTCTTACACTCTTTACATATATTCAAGTACCCATCGGCCATCTGCTTATGTTTATAAAATTCTGTTAATTCTTTTTCTATTCCGCATCTTCTACATTTTTTCATTTTTATTCTTTAAGTTCTTTTAATAATATATATGAGTTGAAAATGGTAAAGATAATAATATTACAGGAGATAAAAATGAGCTTAAAAGATTATTTAGAAGAACAAGAGATAAAAAAAATAGACGAAGAATTAAATGAAGATGCTGTAACAATTATAGGAACAGCATTGGGATACGGAACAGCGGGCCTTGTAGCTGCGTTTGGTGGAACATTATTAGCTCTTGGTGGAGTGAAAGCCATTAAAGGATTAGCAGGACTTTGGAGAAGGATATTTAAGAACTCAAAAGAAATCTTTAAACCAGAAAAAGTCATTAGAGAAATTAAGACAGATGCTGTTGTGACTAAAGTAAAGAAACAAGTAGCAAGCAGTAGAGATAAATTTAAAGAAGATTTAAAATATGTTTACATAGCTATTGGTAATAAAGACTTTCCTCAAGCAAGTGAGAAGTTTGATGAACTTCCCTCTACATTGAGAAATAATTTAGATGCAAGAAAATCTATTGTCGCAGAAATAGTTAAGATATTACAAGCACCACCTATCTATATTCAAAGCCCTGGTAACAATACTTACCAAGCTATTAAAAAGATATTAGACATTAGGACTGCAAGAGCAGCAGCAGCTGCTACGGAAATGGCGCTTAAAGGAGTATCTTCAATAGAGAAGGCTGACGATGAGTAGCATAACAATTACCGAAGGAGATTCAATACAAGAAAATTTATTTGAGTCAAGAAGTAAGATTAAAAGTTTTAGCTTTAGTGATCCAAAATTAGGTGGTGATGAATTTGACAGTAGAGCTAAAATAAAAAGTGCTACTTCAAGACCCGATGGTAAATTTAATTACAACAGAGATTTTTTTAAAAAATAATAATATATAGGAGATAACAAATGGAAATTAGTGGAACAAGCTCCGCTCCAATGCAAGTAATAGCTGGGCTGTTAGAGATAACGGAAGTAAAAAATTATAGTAAATTTTGGGAGAGCAGGTTTAGCTATGATCAACATTGGAACGGAGGAAGGACTTAATGATTGAGTGGGTCAACCATATTAATAAGGCATATATTAATTTAACAGCTCCTTTAATAAAGGTGTTTAAATTAGATAAAACTGCTACAAAAACTGATACTTTATATAATGAAGAAAAATCTTCTAGAATATATCTTCCTCCTTTTGAAATGAGAGCGTTTCATCTTGACAATGCTTGGCAACAAACATTAGGAATTTATGCAACAGAAGAAAAAGAAGAAACTATGCAATTTGGTACTAATTTTGAAGATATGGTTCAAAGAATTAGGGATTTAAAAAATAGTCACATAACAGATATGTATATTACATATGCAGGAACAGGAACACCATCAGCATCTAATGATGGTACTGATTTCATTATTAAGGTAAATGGTTCGATAATAAAATCTTTTGATTTAACTAATCATGTTTATAATACAACTTTAAAACTTGGAACAAATATTAACTTAATTGAGGATTTTACTGTGACGATTTATGGAAAGAATGATGTAAGCATCGCGCTTGAGAATTTTGCAGAAACTTCATTTAAGACACAGACATTAGAAGTTTTTACATTAGATGCAACTTATGCCAATATAACTGATGTTATAGAAAATGGTGATGCAATACTAACCAATAAATGGAGATTATATGAAGTTGCAAATGCAATGCCATTTGGAGATTTTGGATGGGATTATACTATGTGGCGATTAGATGGAACGTTAGCAAAATTAGATCAAATGGATTTACCTGCTAACTATCAGGATGAAATAGAAGAACATCAATATGGAATTAAAGATAAGATATCGTTAGAGTAACGCGACATTTGTAAAGGAAAAGGAACACTAAGAAGTAAAGAAACTAAAAGAAAAATTAGTGAAACAATTAAGAGAAAAAACAAGTTAAAGCTAGAGGTAAACAAATGAATAACATAGATAAAATTTTAGATGAAGTAAGTGCAGAAATAGTACAGGGGAAAATTCCTGCAAACAAAGTTTTTAACTCTAAAGGACAAGTAGTGCCACTAGAACAATTAAAAGGATCTGAATCATTAAGGTTAATATCTGCAATAAAAGCAGAACTAACTAGAACTGGAATGATTAAGAACTTTAATAATGATGATACATCAAATCTTGATATCGTTCCTTTTAATAAAAGATTTTACAAGATAACCCCTGACACAGGCGGAAAGACTTACTTATTTAATATTAATTCTGGCAAAATAAGCGAAGGATAGTGTTTAACAAAGGTATGTTAGACTCAATCTTCTCTTCCGCCGAAGAATATTTGAGAATTACCATACAAGATAGGGCAAATACTTTAAAAGAAAGATATTTAGAAAACCCTTATATAAAAGAAGCGATAGTAGAAATAGATGGCGAAGAAGTAAATATAAAATTAACTACTACTTTTGAACCAAGAGACAAAGAACAGGATATCGTATTAGTATTTGAGTATGGTGGTATTATCTTTGATAAAAAAGGTAAAAAATACGAAATAGAACCAAATTATTGCATAGGGAGAACTATAGCAAATGGCATTGCCTAGCGAACATTTTTTATTTAGAGATTACTCAAAAGCAGTAAAAACCTTTATAGAAGAAAAACTAAATATATCAAGATACCCAAAAGATGAAAACGTTCTTGCTATTTATGGAACACCGGCGAGAGCTTTTTCTAAATATTTCTTTCCTATGTTAAATGGTAGTCAAGTAAGACCATTAGTTAGTTTTACATTAGCTAACATCACTTATGTTCAAGGAGAAAATTTACTTGGATTTAACGATGAAATGACTTATAATTCAATTACTGGACAAACTAGAGCAGTTCCACCTTTATTGATTTATAAATTAGATTATAGATTAACTATAAGAACTACTCTAATGTCTGATATGGATATATTATTATATCAGACATTAATAAATACAAGTATGAATAAAAAATATGCTACGGCTGTAGACGGTCAATGGATGGAGCTTGGTTTTAATGGTTCACCTTCTAATGAAATAACATTAGAGCCTGGAGATGTTCAAGATAGAATGATAAGATATGGAATAGATTTATCTGTTCCAAGAGCTTACTTGCCAAGAGAATACAATGAAGATACTGGTACTATTCAAAGTTGGCAGCTTGAATATGAACTAGAAGATTATATTAATGGATGATTAAAATGCAATATAGAATAAAAAATTTAACTTTTTCAACACTAAGACTTTTAATAGACGGAGTTGACATAAGATTGACTCCAAGAAAGAATACATTTTTAAAAAGTATTTCACTAGAGTTAATTGCAATGGAAAAAAAAGGATTTGTTAAGATCAAACAAGTTAAATAGTCATTGCCGTATGTGTCAATCTGTAAAGATAAAAACGAAAGACAATAATTGGAGGAATAAAACATGGCCAAGAGCCCATCAATAACACTAATAGAAAGAGACGCCTCTTCTTATGCTGTTACGACTTCTGACTCTATACTTGCTATTGTTGGTTACGCAACAAAAGGAACAATAGGATCAGTTATTCAATGCACATCAAGAAACGATTTCGTAGAAAAATTTGGACCACCATCATCAAGTTCACCATATGCAAGTCTCGCTGCTTATAGAGCTTTTAATCATTCAAATCAAGTACTATTCTATAGAGTAGCTAATGAAACAGATGGAGATACATATGAAGCATTACAGGCAAGTAGAAATGTAAATGGAGATACTACCGAAGGTGATACATCAACAATATCATTTATTATGGATGAAAAAGGTTCAGCACTTAATGGCTCAGCGACAGCTGGAGCTTATATTATCAAAGAGACAAGGTATAATCCCGTTGGTGGAGATTCTATCTATGATCTTAAATTTTATTACAACGCAGGCATTAAAGAAACATATTTAGATGTTTCATTTGATAGTGGAGATACAAATTACTTTGTAACAACAATCAATTCAGCATCAGATAATGGTGGATCTGCTTGGTTCTCAGTAACTGTATCACAACAAGGTACAGGAACAACTGCTTTTGTAAAAGATGGAACATATTACATTGGAGCAGATTCAGGTGATACTGGAGATACATATTGGGAAACAGGTGATACAATTACAGCACTTTATGGAACTGATACTTGGTTCGATTATAAACCAGGTACTGATGGAATTGCAGCTTCAGGTGGAGATACATTATTTTCTACTGCCTTAGCAACAAATGGTGCTTTAGCAAATATGGAACTTTGGGATTTTCATATCCTTATAGCTCCTGACTCAAGTGCAGAAGTAACAGCAAACGCAGGTGTAGCGCTTTGTGATTTTAGAAAAGATGCAATATTTATTGCAGATCCGCCTTATGGTAAAACATACGCTGGAGCAACAGCATGGCACAATGGAGATTCTGGTAGATCAACTGCCCTTAATTCTTCTTATGCAGCAGCTTACTGGCCTTGGTTGAAAGATTATGATTCAGTAAATGGCGAATATGTTTGGTGCCCACCTTCTGTTTTCGTAGCAGAAAAATATCTTCAAGTAGATAGAACTTACGGACCTTGGTATGCAGCAGCTGGTGATGTAAGAGGAAAAATTGCGGCATTTGATTATGAAGCATCACCTTCCCTTGCAGAAAGAGACGTAATGTATGGAGATCTAAACGCACTTAATCCTATCGTAAATTTTGCAACTAAAGGATTAGAAATTTTCGGTCAAAAAACTCTTCTTAGAGAAACAAGTGCTCTTAACAGAGTAAATGTAAGAAGAATGGTTATCTATGCTAAGAAATTAATTAAAGTTGCTATGGATAGTATGGTTTTCGAACCACATAATGCTGATAGTTGGGCAAAAGCAACGAACTTAATTAATGCAATTCTTGAACCTATTAGACAAAGAAATGGTCTTGCTGATTATAAAGTAACTATCGATGACACTACTAACACAGCTAGTCTTATACAACAAAGCATCATGTCTGGTGTAATTCAATTAGTTCCTGTAGGAACAATTGAAATCATAGAACTTTCTATACAGATTCAGGCAGCTGGAACAACAATAGAGTAACATAAATTTCTATAAAGAAAACCTCCCAGATTGGGAGGTTTTTTATTTAACTAACTGCTGAATTACCACTAATTATCGCATCATTAACAGTCATTATAGTAGATGATATCGTCCAATTAGCATTAACAAAAGCATTAGCAGTGCTATAATTGAATGTCGGTATTTCCTTTTTAGCTAATAATTCTTTTTCTACGATCTTTTTTGCTTCTAAATTTAATACTATTTCATAACATTCTTTACAATAACAACTATTTCCAAGACCTATATTTAATATATTAACTTCTTCATTCATTGTATCAATTTTATTACTACATCTAGAACAAGTTCTATAGCGATATCGATAAGCATGAGCTAATGTATAATTAATATCCATCATTTTGGATAATCCATTAAGATTTTTATGACTATTTCTATCATCATGTAAATTGAATAAATCTCTATCATCTTCTTTATACTTATTATAATTTTTTTTAATTATTCTATTTACATAGTAATAATCTTCTATCTTTTCTCTATAAAAATCACAATTTTCTTCTAATGGATTTAATGAATATCCATCTTGATAAACATAAGCAGTAATATCATCAGAAAGATGATGAAATAACATTTCTGATTTATAAGCTGAAATTATAAATGGTTCATTATCGTTAAATCTTGATGTTGAACCAGATATATCATTAGATTGAACGAATTGAAACTTTGTATCTATTAGTGTATTGAGTATTTTTGGAAAATCAATTCTTAATGGATAAGATTTAATTACAGCAAAAATTTTTTCATTCTTCACAATAGCAGTTTTTATTTTGTTATTATTATTAGCATAATTCTTTTCAGAACGCATACTTAGCATCCAACTTCTTGCTATAAATTTATCTGTTATGATCCCTTTATAATTCTTTTTTGTTTTATCTGTTATATATACCATTGTTCTATTCTTGTCACCAATTAAACCAGGAAGTCCAGACCAATATAAATCTGAATAAGAACTTTCAAGGCTCAAACAAGAAGTCCAACTTTCTCTTGTAGAACATAGAAACCAATCAGCAAAATTTAAAGAGATTACTATAAAGAGTTTTTTATTTTTACTTAAAGAACTTTCTGCAGCTTTTTCAAAAATATTCTTAATTTTTTGCTTTGCATCAAATTTATCTCGAGTTGTATCTGCATATCCGTAATAATGACTATTTCTATTATTAGATTCTTTGACAATATAATTATAGATTGCTTTTTGCAACTTTACTTTTTGTTTATCAATAATTATTGAGTTATTAATGTAGTTTTGATAATTTACTCCTAACTCTGTAACAGCAAATTTTAAATTATTTTTTATTCCTAAATATCCACTGTCAAACATTTCATAATATTCTTCATTAATCGGAATATACATTCTCCCAGTTTCATCAAATTCACCAAGAGATTTATACATATCATTAAAGTGCGGTTTGAAGAGCAATCTATCTTCAAACAACTTAAAACTGTCTTTACTTAAATTAAAATATTTTTTAACCATACTACGAATTAAAAGCTTATTTTTAGTTTCTTGAATATTCACCATTCACCTACACCTTATAATTTTATTATCAATTAAGCTAACTTTTTATCATCTTCTTCTATTACAATTTTCTTTTTACAATCTTCACAAAGATAATCTCCATCATCATCAATATTTACTTCTGAAAAATGTTTATGACACTCTTCACATTCATAGTAATATTTATCTGAACAGTTCGTGCATACATATTCATTAATATCATATATACATATCGTATCTTCTTTTTCAACAGTTTCGCCACATTTGTCACAGCTATAAAATTTTTCGTTATAGCAATAGTCACAATAATATTCACCATCTGTACTTGATTGGATCATATCATCTTCATCACAATGATCTCCACAATTGTAACATGTTGTATAATCATCTCGATTATCTTCTAAGAAACTTTCTAAAGTTTTATGTTCATCAATAATTGTTGTTAGCCCTTCGCTATCACCAAAATAGAAATCATACCCACTGTCACTTCTTCCTTCCTTTGTGAAAAAACTTGTTCCGCATCCTCCACTCTTAAGATAGTAATATTCACCAGGAAACATTTGACCTTTATTCTTTTTAGCTAGTGCTGCATAGTATCTATCTTGATAGATTCCACTTGTAATTTCTCTTCCTTGGATATTATGAAATAAATTTTCTCCATAGTATCTAGATTTAAAAGAAACATTTGATCTCGTTCCAAAAATTTTATGCTTACTTTCTGGCAATAGTTTGTTTAACATATCGCTAATTCCTATTTCAGTAGGATATTCGTTAACAATTTTAAGAAATGGTTCATTCTTTATTACTTTTACTTCTGGTTTAGATCCATATTCATAATTACCACTATAATAATTATCTCTTATTACTTGATCATCTTTTGACCTGCAAGTAAGCATCCAACTTCTTACTATAAATTTATCTGTTATGATTCCTTTATAGTTTTTATTATCTCCATTGGTAGTATAAATCATTGCTCTATTTTTGTCACCAATTAAGCCAGGAAGACCAGACCAATGACCAATTTCATAATCAGATTCTAAGCTCAAACAAGAAGTCCAATTTTCTTTTGTAGAGCATAAAAACCAATCAGCAAAGTTTAAAGAGATTACTACTTCTTTAATTTTCTTACTGATAACTAATGTAGCCGCTTTTTCAAAATGCCTTCTAACATAATTTTCTATGCGTCCACTGCTTGTTCCTTTTGATACGTAATTATATTCACTAGTAAGTGTTTTTTTAAGAATATGATTTATAATAGCTTTTTGTAATTTTACTCTTTGCTTGTTAACAGTAACTTTATTATCAATAAAATCAGCATAAGTAATACCAAGATCTATAATGGTATTATTAAAATTCTCTTTAATGTATTTCCAACCTTTATCGATAAATTCTCCATTTTTACCATCAACAGATAGCCTAAGTCTTCCAGTTTCATCAAATTCACCGAGAGATTTATACATATCATTAAAGTGCGGTTCATAAAAGAGTCTATACTTAAATAATCTTAAACTCTTTTTATTGAAGTTATAATACTTTTTAACCATATCGTATATAAGAAATTTGTTTTTTAAATCTTGAGCTTTAATAGAATTCATTTTTATTGTCTCCCCTTTTTCTCTATATTCTATTATAACATTTTTTTATTTTTTTTTCAATTATTTTTTATTATTACTCTTTGCCACTTTCAATTACTAATGTGGTAATTGTTTTTCCACTTTTAACTTCATCAATAGCATCAAGTCCTATGCCAGACTCACTTTTAGGATTTTTTAATACATCAAAAGAAATTGTATTGCCAGACTTAACTGCCTTTTCTCCTTTAATTATTAAATCACTACCTTCTTTTTTTATGTTAGTTTGAGAAACATCTATTTCAACAGACATGTTAATTACTCCTTAATTCTTATTTGTAATTAACTTTACTTGTTAATCTAATAAATCCTCATCTATATCAAGATCTTCCTGTATATTCTCTTCTAATACTTCATCTTCTGATATTTCATTATGAATAAATATTAATTTTTCAAGATCTATATCTTGAATATTATCAATAAGTATACTTCTTAATTCTTCTAAAACTTCTGTAGCATAAGGTTTCTTTGCAACATCCTCATTAACAAATTCTTCAGGGAAAGTACTATTCCAAAGCTTCACAAGTTTCATAAATGAAATGTTATCAAGTAATTTTTCTGTTTCTTCAATTAATTTTTCTACATACATTTTTATTCTCCTATTTCTTTTTACAATATATATGATATATTTTAACTAACATCTTTAAATAATAAAAATAAAAATGTAATACCTAATGCTGTAAGCATAACAGCTACAGGTGGATATAACCCTGATATTATCAGAGCTACAGTCACAATGGCTGTTATACTTAATATTTTAAGAGCCATCATTTACTTTTCAACTCTAATTCTAGTGCATCTATTTCAAAATCTACATCAATATCATCTTCTTCGTGTTTAAGATTTAAAGAATCAGATCTTAATACTTCTGCTTCTAGTTCAAGAAGCTCTTCTAAAAGTACTGATAAACAATCCTTACAGAAATATTTATTCAACTTTTTTGAAAAATATTTTGTAGAACAAGTAGCTCCACATACTGGACAATATTTCTTGTCTTTATAGTAGCTATCATATTCAGAATACTCATCTTCATAATCATCATCGTAACCACCATAACCACCATAATTTCTATAACTTCCATATGCGTCATAATGTTTAGCTTGTGATGGTTTAAACTTTACTATAATTTTTGTTAAGCAAGCCATTACAAATTTGTAGGATATCTCAAGATCTCTTACGTCTACATATTCTTTTTTTGTATGAGGATTATAATATCCAACACTTAAATTTGCACAACTTGTATAATCTCTAATCTTATCAGCATCACAAAAAGTTCCCATTGCTGGACTATATCCATATAGTTTTCCAACTTCTTCTAAGTAAACTTCAAACTCGCTAGTTCCATAGTTATTTTGTTGGCATAAGATGTCACCATTTCCTTTTCTATCTAATACTAAACAATACAGAACGTCTCTAAGTCTATCTTGATTTTCTTTAACTCTAACAAAATCAGATGATCCTCCATCTCCAACTTCTTCTTCTACAGTAAATAAGAAGTTAAGATTTTTCTTTTCGAGTAGAGCTTTTAGTATTATATAGATACCACATTTATCATCTCCTCCAATAATTCCGTATCCACTTATATAATATCCCTTAATATCTATGAAATGTGCTAGAGAAGCATCGTCATCATCTTGAACTGTATCCATATGCGCACATAACATAGGTTCATCTTTATAAGAAACATTGTAAAGATTTCCTGTAAAATCTTTTAAATATTCAATTTTATTATCTACTAAAAAATTTTCAATATACTTACGCATTGCGTCTTCTTTATAACTTAAAGAAGGTATTCTAAAAATTTCTAGCATCAATTTTTCGTTCATTTCTTTGTTCATTTTTATATCCCTTTTATTCACTATAATAGCCAAGATTGCTCAAATTTTCATTAAGTCTTCTTCTGGCTTCATAATTGATTACTTCATTAACTATGTCTAAATTGTCAAGTGTAATCTTGACTTCTTCTACTTCTTCTACTTTTTCTTCTACTTTTTCTTCTACTTTTTCTTCTACTTTTTCTTCTACTTTTTCATTATTCTCTTTATGTTTTGTTAAACAAGAAAAACAAAGATTCAATGCTTTACCTTCTTCTATTTCTGCTTCAGTATGCTCCACATTTTTTCTTTTTAAATATGTTAATAACGCTTTTCCTCCATGAAATCTACTCATAGTCATTCTGGATAAACTTTTATCATTTTTATCTACGTTATAATCTATAATTATTCCGCAATCATTACATTTAGTTATTCTATTGTCATTTTCTACACAGTCGTTACAAAGAAAAGTTCTTTTTGATCCTCCGTAATATTCAACAAAATATTTAAAGTTTCTATCTCTTCTATTATGAGTTTCTCCACAAAGCTCGCAGTTAAAGAAAAGTTCATTATAACAATTTTCACAATAATATTCACCAGTAATATTACAATATATTTTATCATCTTCATCTATCTCTTCTTCACAATGATAACAATATTGTTCTTCTTCTTCATCACATCTTTGTTGTCTTTCTCTATAATAAAGATCAAGACTTTTATTATTTTTTACTAAACCAGTAAGTCCATAAGTATAATCAAATATTGTATTTTGAATATATTCTCCATTTTTAAAATAAGCATAACAACCGTTATTTACTGCTCCTCTTATTCCTATTTTACTAATTCTGTTTGAATCTTTATACCTTATTTTTCTTTCTGAATCAAAGAGTGTGTGATCTTGGTAGATAAAACAACTCTTATCGTTAGTAAAGTATAACAATTTTACTAAATGTTTTGATACTAAATGTTCATTTATCTTTAGGTTAAAATTTTTATTTTTTATACTTCTTCTGTTATTATATGGATTAAAAACTATATTAACAGGAGAAGGAAAATTATCTTTAACAATGTTAGCATCTTGTTCTTCTGGAAAGAATCTTAATACATTAAATTCATCTTCATTATCAATCAATGCCCAAGATCTAGAGAACATTCTATAAGATTTCATTCCATGTAATTTTTTTTCTCTCATGTCGGATAAATATATCAATGCTCTATTCTTATCCATCAATAATCCTGGCAAGCCACTCCAAAAACATCCACTATATTCAGTGTTTAAATTGATACAAGAACTCCAAGATTCACCTGTTGCTGACATCATAAAATCATCACAATTTAATGAAATTACTAAATTTGGATTCTTTAAAAAATCTGAATTAAATTTCTTATTACAACATTCATTATATGTATCTAATAAATATGAATTCATTGTATTAACATAAGATTTAATTTCATGCTCTAACAAAAGTAATTTATGTAAATAATCATTATTAGAATTTTTACTTTCTTCTTCTCCTAATGTAGAAATAGTAATTAAATTATCATCATCATCATCATTATTATTACTATAGAAACAATTTCTCAAATTAGATATGGAAACACCGCTATATATATTAGTAGGAGGTATAGTAGCTCCTGCTCTTATAAAAGCATCTCTAACTCCACCAATTTTAACTGCATCTTCAACAAGCTTATCAACTTCTTTAACTTCTTTAGCTTCTTTAGCTTCTTTAGTTTTTTTAACTTCTTTAGTTTTTTTAGTTTTTTCTGTTTCGCTTTCTTTTTCGATTTTTCTTTTTAATATTCTGATCTTTTTTAATGTATATTGATACCTATCAGCAAAATCAGAATCCATAAATGTTTCTATCTTTGAAATATTGTTGAGGTAATAATTCTTCATTGCTTTTTGTATTTTGATATTATTCTTTCCATCAAAAAACATATTAGATACAAAAGCATCATATGTAATTTCGCTAACGTTAGCAAAATCTTTAAAGAATTTATTAAACATTTGAAACCCAATATCTTTTCCAGACAGATCTTCCCTACTTAATGGTATAATCAAACGATATTCATTATCAACATTTACTCCAGCTTTTTCATAAACTTCATCTACAAAAGGATTGTCAAGACGATCCTTAAGATATTCTAAGCTATCTTCTGTTAGAGAAAAATGTTTCTTAATTAATTCAAATGTTTTTTCGTACACAATCAACCCTCTTTTGTGATGCTTTTTCTTTTATTATCAGCTTCTTTTATTAAAGTCCAAGCTGCTAATGGCAAAATCTTTTTCATTGTTTTTTCTATCCATTTCATTGAAAATTTATCATCTTTTTTATTAACGTAATAAAACTCACTCGCTAAATAAAATTTTATATCATCTGTTGCTTCTTTAGCAAATAATGGCATTATACTTTTCATATTAGATGGTTTTATAATTATATTATTTTTATATATTAAATCTATCCATAAAATACTTTTGTATTTAAACTCTTGAATTAAGAAATTTTTAATCTTAGTTTTCATAGTTATTTCATCAATAATTAAATTCTTTTTAAATTTATTCTTTGATATTAAAGATACTTTTCTTTTTGTAGAATCATTAAGTTCATATTTTAACCTAACTACAACTCCCATTTTTGAACTTTTTTCTGCTATCTCTAACATATCAGATAATTTAAAAGTTCCTTCAAAAACTACATGAGAAGCAAAGAACTTTGTTCCTTTTACTATCTCTTGAATATCTTTGAAATCAAACCAATTAGTATTGACGTGTAAATCAGTTACAACAATACCAAAACTTTTTTTATTTTCAAAGAAGATATAATCTCTTACAAATTCATTTTTCAATAGCTCACATTGAAGTGTAAAATGTACTCCAGAAAGTCGCTCTGACACTAATGTAAAATCTTCTACAAAATTATTAAAGAACAAAGTTGATAGATTATAAAATTTTGGATCTTTATAAGGTATTTTTATTCCATTATCATCTTTTAATATAATTGAAGTTCCATCCCAATTTATTGTAAATTTCTTTCCACCATAATTGTCAGTAACAATTACTGGATATCCCTCATAATCTTTTTTCATGTATTGATTAAGCTCTTCTACATTAAATAACTTCTCTCCTGCATATGCAAGTGGAAATTTTTTAACTATAGATTTATAGGGTTTATGGTTTGGTTTTGTAATAGGAGTTAGAGCTTTAGTTTCTTTATTCTCATTCATTTCTTTTATTACTTTTTCAGTCTTATTAGTCATTGCGTATATACTTCCATTTTTTTCTTTTTTCATGATTCCATCTTTTGTTTCACTTACAAAGACATCTTCCCATTTTCTTTTTTCTTCGTTATAAACTCTCACAAATTTCTTCCTTTTTAGCCAAGGACATTCTTTATATAATTCTGGAAGAGCTATTTGCTCTTCCGGATAATTCATAGGCCCAGACATTTTTACTCCTCTGTTATGCTTATAAACAAGCTATAAAGTCTAGGTAAAACTTTATCAGTACCTTCGTAAGTGAAAGCAACTGTAAAAGTTTTATCGTTAATCTTTAAAACTTCGCCTTCACAATCCTCTCCCTTGTAATTAAACATTACAACTTTTCCAGGAGCAAGATTTGTTTTAGCAAAATTTTCTCGTTCAATTTTATTTGCTAATTTTTTATTCTTATCTTCATTGCGTTTTTCTTTAATTACTTCCATTACCCTTTCTTTGATTGCAAGAAGCTCATTTAAAGACAGATTCAAATCAATTTCTTTTGTTATTTCCATAATAAAACTCTCCCTTTTTTCTCTATATTATATTATAACATTTTCACTGATTTTTCGCAATTTTATTAATCTTCTATTGTTATTATCTGAAGTCTATCACCAGGAATAAATTTTTGATCTGTGTAATATATAGCTGAATCTATTAAATTCGAATCATCAGAAATATAAACTTTATACTTTGTCGTAGCACTGATATCTCTTAATTCAATTTTACTTATAACCATATCATTTTCTACTAATGCAACTTCAATACATCCACTTAGCATTAGAGCAAAAACTAATATCACAAATATTTTCTTCATTTTTTTCTCCACCACTTCTTTTTTTCTTTAACAGCTTCTTTTTTTATCTGCTTAATAATTTCAGTATCGCAAAGAAAAACCTGAGTGGTTTTATTTATCATTCTAATAAACATTTCTACGTTTTCTGGCGGTAAATCTTTTACATCATATGTTGCTGACACCTTACAAATTTCTTTACCATTTTCTTTAAAGATAAAAGCATTTGGATTT